GCCCAGCCCCACCCGCCATTGGTGCTGGAGGTGATGCGGCCAGCAATGCGCGGCGCTACTGCATGCACGCCTTGAACAGTGGCATCGATCGCATGCGTGCTGCTGGCTCAGGCAAGCGCAACGACACGCTGAACGCTGAGGCCTACGGCCTGGCGCAGCTGGTGCACACCGGTGGCATCAGCGAGATCATGATCAGGTCGTCGCTCATGGATGCGGCCTTGTCGGCTGGGCTTGCCCAGGCTGAGATCGAGGCCACATTGGGCAGCGCCATCCGTGCTGGCCTGATGGAGCCTCGCCAACTGCCTGAGCGCAAGCACCCCGATCGTGCGCAGCGCAGCGCCAGGGCCTTGCCTCCCGCCCCTCCCATCACCGATGAGGGGCCCGAGGGCGTGCCACACGGTGAGCTGCAAGAGCCTGACTGGGTGGCAGCCTCTTCCCCGCCCCCATCGCCTGAGGGTGACGACACCGAGGCGCCCGCCAAGGCGAAGAGGGGGAAGGGGCAGCGCAAGCCCCGCGAGCTGACGCCTGAGCAACTCGATGCGCTGGAGCGCTTCTATGGCCGGGTCGATGCCATGTGCGAGCGCTTCACCCTGATCGAGCCCAGCGAAACGGCCTGGGATCACAACGAGCGCCAGATCTGGCAGATCAAGCACATGCGGATCTCGTTCACCAATGACGTCGTGAAGGCTTGGCTGTCACGGGTGGCGCTGGGCCAGACACGCAAGGTCAAAGCGGTCGATCTGGTGTTTGAGCCTGGCCTCGATGTGGCTGAGCACCAGATCAACATGTTCCAGGGCCTGCCGGTCGAGCCCGTGCCGTGCAAGCCTGAAGAGGTCGCGCCGATGCTCAACCTGCTGCGCCACCTGTGCTCAGCCAGTTCTGAGGATTCAGACGAGGTCGACAACGTGGTGGAGTGGGTCTTGCGCTGGCAGGCCTACCCGCTGCAGCACCTGGGCGCCAAGATGCAAAGCGCCTGCCTGTTCCACGGCGCCCAGGGTACGGGCAAGAACCTGTACTGGGATGCCTGGCGCGATCTGTTCGGCGACATGGGTGTGACTGTGGGCCAGACCGAGCTGGAAGACAAGAGCAACGCTTGGATCAGCCGCAAGCTGGCCATCATCGGCGACGAGGTGCTCACCCGTCAGGAGATGGAGCACAAAAAGAACGCGCTCAAGATGGTGGTGACGCAGAAAGATCGCTTCCCCATCCGCGCCATGTACATGGACACGCGCTGGGAATCGAACCACGCGAACGTGGTCTTTCTCTCCAACGAGCTGCGCCCCATGGCTTTGGAAGACCGTGATCGGCGTCACATGGTGGTCTACACCCCGCTGGAGGCAGCCCAGTCGCTATATGACTCGGTGCGCGACTTCCTCAACCAGCCCAATGCCTTGGGCAAGTGGCTGCACTACCTGCAGACCTACCCGTTGGACAAGTTCACCGAGCACACCAAGCCACCGCTGACGGGTGCCAAGACCAACCTGATCCAGCTTAACTGGAAGCCTGCTGACCGCTTCGCCCATGAGTGGATGGACGGCTTCATGGACCTCCCTTTCCACCCTTGCTCGGCTGAGCAGCTGTACCGGGCGTTTCGGCGCTGGTGTGATCGCCAGGGTGAGCGATTCCCGCCGCCCCAAGCTCAGTTCACCTCGCAGGTGGAGCGCTTCGGGCGCGAGAGCGTGCAGCGCGATGCCAACGGCAAGCTGCCACCGCCTCGCCTGATCTACAAGCAGATCCAGCTGGTGCGCCGATCGCCTGATGGCCACGAGCAAACCGCCACCGTGCGCAAGACGACGCGCTGCTGGCTGCCAGTGGGCACAGGCCCACGTGATGGGCAGCCGCTTGGTGAGTGGATGGCTGGCGTCATTGATGACTTTGAAACGCCCTTGTCTGCGTTCAGCCGCACACCTGGGCGCCCTGAGGACGCTGCTGCGGCGGCTTGAGCTTTGTTTCTCCCGGTGCTCTCCCGGGCCTCTCCCGCGATAAGTGCTTGATCTCCCTTGTCTCCCGCGTATCCCGGCCATTTGCGCATGCGTGCGCGTGTGTTCTTCGTTTATCTGATGCGCCGCCCTCTCTCAATTCAATAGTTTTTCCCTGCGAGGAATAAGCGGGAGAGGCGGAAGACAAGGGAGATCAATAAGTTAGATCGGGAGAACGGCGGGAGAAGGTCGGGAGAGGTTTGTTGTGTTGATTGTGTGAACGATGGAGGTGATCAGATGGCAAAGATCGATTGGGTACACCACCGCCTTGAGCGCTGGGCTTTGTGGGCGGCTGGTGGCCAAGGCAAGGGCTGCCACCCAATGTGGCGCAGCGCTGAGCCAGGCACTGAGGGCGCAAGGCGTGAAGCCTTGGTGCCCGTCAACTCGCTGGAGGCCAGCGCTGACGACGAGGCCATCAAGCGCCTGCGCGATCCACTGAAGGAGACCGTGCAGATGTACTACCTGCATGACAGCAGCTACACCCAGCGCAAGCTGTGCATCACGAGGGCTACGCTCTCGGCTCGCATCAGCACGGCGCACCGACTGCTGGCCGCCGACTGGACGACGCCCAAGCCCCGAGCCACCTATGACCTCAAGCGCAGCTGGGACTGACTGCTCGGCATCACGGGGGACTTTTACGGTTTTGAATTCATAGGTACATTTCAGGCATGCTGTCGTGAAGTTGCGCCCCTCCTAGCTCAGCTGACAGCGTATCTCCAAGCCCTGGCCCGAAAGGTCCGGGGCTTTTCTTTTGCCCGTTCACGGTGAGCCCATGACCACAGCCAGCAGCGCAGCGCGGGGCTACGGTCACAAGTGGCAACAGGCGCGTGAACAGTTTCTTGTCGAGAACCCTTTGTGTGCCATGCACCAGCAGCTGGGCCATGTGGTCGAGGCCACGGTGGTGGACCACAAGGTGCCGCACCGTGGTGACCTCAAGCTGTTCTGGTCTCGCAGCAATTGGCAGTCCCTCTGCAAGCAGTGCCACGACAGCCACAAGCAGCGGCAGGAAAAGTCCGGCCGCGTGGCTGGATGTGGCCTCGATGGCATTCCGATGGATGCCGGGCACCACTGGCGCAAGGGCTGATCGTTCGGTGTGAGGGCTCCTGGCGCGGGCCTGATGCCTTCCTGATGGGCCCCGGTGACGAAGCCCCTAGGGGGGGTGTAAATCTCTGGGGCGATTCAGACCTAGACCGGTCGGTTCCCTCCGCTCGCAGCGCCGCGTAATGGACAGGGGGTACCCCCTGAAGAAACATGGCTGGAAGACCACCCAAACCCACCTCGCTGAAGCTGGTCACGGGCAACCCTGGCAAGCGTGCGCTGAACAAACAGGAGCCTGACCCGACCTATCTGCAGGACCTGACGCCGCCAGACTGGCTGGGCGCCGGTGCCCGCAAGGTGTGGGAGGAGATGGCGCCAGCGGCGGCTCGAAACAAGCTGCTGACCGAGGTGGACGTCGAGGCCTTCGCGATGGGCTGCACAGCGATTGCGCAGTATCGACACGCGACCACCAAGGTGGGAGAGGCCTCGGTCAAGTCCAAGGTGGTGATTGATGACGAAGGCCGGCCAGTTGAGGCTGGCGAGCACCTCAACCCGTGGGCCATGGTTCAGAGCATGACCTTCAAGCAGGCCATGACCGTGTTTGACCGGTTCGGGATGAGTCCCCAGGCGCGCACACGCATCGCCGTGCAGCCGCAAGGAGACCTGTTCGGTGACAACAGCAACAACAACCCCAAAGGCCCCGCCAAAAAGGACTACTTCACGAAGTGATCCGGTCACGGCCTATGCCAAGGCGGTGGTCAGTGGCAAGAAGATCGCGGGCCCTCATGTTCGGGCCGCGTGCCAGCGCCACCTGAATGACCTCTTTGATGGCCACGAGCGCGGCCTGCACTTCGACAAGGCCGCCGCGCTGCATGCGATCGGCTTCTATCGCGACATCCTGCGGCTGAACGGTGGCGAGTTCGAAGGCGAGCCCTTCGTGCTGCTGGACTGGCAGCAGTTCATCATCGGCAGCATCTACGGCTGGAAGGGATCTGACGGGTACCGCCGCTTCCGCGTGATCTACGTCGAGACGGCCAAGGGCTCGGGCAAAAGTCCCCTGGCCGCTGGCGTCGGCATGATCGGCCTGACGGCTGACGGCGAGAAGCGGGCCGAGGTTTACGCTGCTGCCACGAAGAAGGATCAGGCCATGGTCCTGTTCCGTGACGCGGTGGCCATGTACCAGCAGTCGCCCGAGCTGCGCACCTTGCTCAAGCCGAGCGGTGTGGGTGAGAGCGTCTGGAACCTGGCCTACATGCAGACCGGTTCCTTCTTCCGGCCGATCAGTGCAGATGATGGACAGAGCGGACCACGGCCACACACGGCCCTGATTGATGAGATCCACGAGCACCGGACCAACACGGTGGTCGAGATGATGCGGGCTGGTACCAAGAGCCGTCGACAAGCGCTGATCTTCATGATCACGAACAGCGGCGCGAGCAAGACCTCGCCCTGCTGGGCGTATCACGACTACGCGGCCAAGGTGGCTGCAGGAACGCTGCAAGACGACGCCTTCTTTGGCTACGTGTGTGCGCTGGACGAAGGCGAAGACCCGTTCAACGATGAGAAGTGCTGGCCCAAGGTCAACCCCAGCTTGCAGGGGGCGAACCTGCCCGGCTTGAAGTACCTGAGAGAGCAAGTCACCGAAGCCCGGGGCATGCCCAGTAAAGAAGCATTGGTGCGGCGGCTGAACTTCTGCCAGTGGACCGATGCCACCAACCCGTGGATCTCGGCCGACGTGTGGCTGGGTGCCCAGCGCGAATACGACTGGCGCGAGCTGCGTGGGCGCCGGGCCTGGATCGGGCTGGACTTGTCCAGCACCACAGACTTGACCGCCCTGGTGGTGTATGTCGAACCGGCTGAGCCTGGAGAGCCTTGGAAGCTGGTTCCGTTTGCGTGGCTGCCCGAGGAAGGCCTGGAGCGCAAGGAAGGCCTAGACCGAGTGCCTTACCTGGCCTGGATCGCCGCGGGCCATCTGGAGACAACGCCCGGCCGAGCGATCAGCAAGCTGGCGGTGATCAAGCGTTTGGTGGAGCTGAGCAGCTTCTTTGATGTGCAGTGCGTCTGCTATGACCGCTGGCGAATTGAAGACCTGCAGGCGCTCGCATCAGATCACGGCATTGACCTGCCGACGATGACGCCTTTTGGGCAGGGCTACAAGGACATGAGCCCGGCCATTGAGGCCTTTGAGACCGAGCTGCTCAATGGGCATGTGGTGCACCCCGGTAATCCGGTGTTCACCTGGTGTGCCGCCAATGCGGTGACGGTGTCTGACGACGCCGAGAACCGCAAGTTGAGCAAAGAGAAGGCCACCGGCCGTATCGACTTGATCGTTGCGGCAGTGATGGCCGTGGGCACTGCCAATTCGACAGCGCCCGAAGAGAAGTCATTTTGGGAAACCTCATGAAGATCTGGCCGTTTCAAAAGAAGGGGGTGACGTCATTCAGCGCCACCACCCTGGCGGCCTTGTTGTCGTCCGTCTTTGGTGGCGGCGCCACCAAGAGCGGTGCCTCGGTCAACACCGACACGGCGCTGCAGGTCACCACGGTGCTGGCCTGCGTGCGGGCCATTGCCGAGGGCGTGGCCCAGGTGCCGTGGCGCGTGATGCAGGAGTCCGTCAACGCCAAGGGCAAAACGACGCGCATCCCGCTGAAGACTCATCCGCTTTACGACAAGCTGCACCGCAAGCCCAACCGCTGGCAGACCAGCTTTGCGTTTCGCGAGACCTTGCTGATTCACATCCTGGTGGGGCCTCGTGGCGTGGCCTACGCCTACAAGAGCCGCACTGGCAGTGATCAGAAGATTTCAGAGCTGGTGCTGCTGGATCCGCACCGGGTGACCGAAGAGGTCAATGACGCGGGCGACATCACCTACCGCGTGCGGGGCAAGAACGGTGACGTTCGAACCCTGCAGCAGTCAGACATCTGGCGCATTGCTGGCCCGAGCTGGACTGGTACCGAAGCCCTCAGCCTGATCAAGATGGCGCGTGAGGCCATTGGCCTGGCCATGGCCACGGAAGAGACCCAGGCAAAGCTGCACAGCAACGGCGTGCGTACCTCGGGCATGTACAGCGTCGATGGGACATTGACCCCGAAGCAGCATGAGGACCTCAAGACCTGGCTGATGAAGGAATTTGGCGGTGGCGCCAACGCTGGCGCGCCGATGATCCTGGATCGCAACGCCAAGTGGAACCCCACCACCATGACCGGGGTGGACGCCCAGCACCTGGAGACCCGCCGCCACCAGGTGGAAGAAGTCTGCCGGGCCATGCGTGTGCTGCCGGTGATGGTGATGCAGAGCGACAAGGCGGCTACCTACGCCAGCGCCGAGCAGATGTTCATTGCCCACCTGGTGCACACGCTGATGCCCTGGTATGAGCGGCTCGAGCAAAGCGCCGACTGCGACCTGCTGACCGACAGCGAGCGCGAGCAAGGCATCTACACCCTGCTGGATCCGGCCGGCATGTTGCGTGGTGCGCTGCGAGACATTGCCGAGTACCTGGCCAAGCTGGTCGAGCGCGGTGTGCTCACGCGCAATGAGGCCCGCGAGTACCTCGACAAGAACCCGATTGACGGCCTGGATGAGCCGCTGACACCCTCCAACACGCTCACCAGCGCGGTCAATGACCCCGCCAGTGCGCAGGCCTGAGAAAGCTGACCATGGACATCAAGTACATCGAGCGCCCGTTTGAAGTCAAAGGCGTTGACGAAAAGGGCATCTTCACCGGCTACGGCAGTGTGTTCGGCAATGTGGACAGCTACGACGAAGTGGTGGCGCCCGGCGCCTTTGCTGACTCACTGGCCGCATGGAAGACCAGCGGCCGGCTGCCTCCTGTGCTGTGGCAGCACCGCAGTGGCGAGCCTGTGGGCCCTCACCTTGAGATGGCCGAAGACACCCACGGCCTGTTCTTGAAGGGCCACCTCCTGATCGACGACGTGCAGCGTGCACGCGAAGCCCGTGCCCTGATGGTGGCCAAGGCGGTGAACGGGCTGAGCATCGGCTTTGTGACCCGCGAGGACAGCTACGACCGCGTGACAGGTGTTCGCACGCTGAAGAAAGTCGACTTGTGGGAGGTCAGCATCGTGACCTTCCCAGCCAATCCACAAGCCCAGATCGCCAACGTGAAGGGGGCCTACGGCTCCATGGAAACGCTGGCCGATGTGGAACGCCATCTGCGTGAGGCCCACGGCCTCAGCAAAACCGAATCTGTCGCGCTTGTCTCGCGCATCAAGTCCTTGGCTGGCCGGAGTGATTCCGATGCTGCCGAGGACCTGCTGCCTGGGCTCCAGGCGCTTCAGAAGTCCCTGCAGGGTCGGAGTGATTCCGATCAGCTGGGCGACCTGCTCACGGGTTTGAAGTCCCTGAGCGCCACCCTCTCCTGATCTTCCATCCCCCACCTCCAGCCCGCCGCGTGCGGGCTTTTGTCGTTCTGAAAGGACACACCACCATGCGCATCAATCGCACCGTGGCTGGCTTCGCGCTGGCCGGCATCGCCGTTCTCTTTGCCGTTGCGGCTTACCCGCTCTTCCAGCACTTCCAGCCCGAACACCTTGGCGGCCTGATGATGTTGGCCAATGGTCCCATCGTCGTTCCTGAGCTCAAGGGCTTGCTGGAATCCATTCAGAAGGGCTTTGCAGACTTCAAAAGCGCCAACGATGAGCGCCTGGCCAAGCTGGAAAAGGGCCAGTCTGGCAGCGACATGGATGCCAAGCTGGCTGCCATCCAGCGGGATGTGACCACGGCCATGGACTTGAAGAAGGACCTTGAGCGTCTGGAATCGAAGTCCAACTTGCTGGGCCTGATGGGCTCGCCCCAGGGCGGCAACCCTGACAAGGCCGCCTACAAGTCGGCTTTCTTCGACCGCTTTGTTCGCAAGGGCGACGAGGCAGGCTTGAAGGATCTGGCTGCCAAGGCCATGAGCATTGGCAGCGGTACCGACGGTGGCTTTGCTGTGCCCGAAGAGATCGACCGCACCATCGAGCAACTGCAGCGTGACCTGTCGCCCATGCGCCAGATCGCCAACGTGGTCCGCGTCGGCACCAGCGACTACAAGAAGCTGGTCAACAAGAACGGCATCTCTTCCGGCTGGGTCGGTGAGACCGATGCTCGCCCCGCCACAAACACCAGCCAATTGGCCGAGATCACGCCTTTCATGGGCGAGCTCTATGCCAACCCCCAGGTCACCCAGCAGGCGCTGGACGACATCTTCTTTGATGTCGAAGGCGAGGTGAACACCCAGCTGGTGGAAGAGTTCTCGATCGCCGAAGGCGCCGCTTTCTTCACCGGCAACGGCACCAACAAGCCCAAGGGCATTCTGGGCTACTCCACAGCCGCAACCGCTGACAGCTCGCGTGCCTTTGGCACCATCGAGCACGTGGCCACGGGCGTGGCTGGTGACTTCGCTGCCTCCAACAAGGCCGACGTCTTCTTCGACGTGGTAGCCAAGCTGAAGGCCGGCTACCGTGCGGGCTCGGTGTGGACCATGAACAAGGCCTTGATGTTCGAAGTCATGAAGCTCAAGGACACCACCGGCCAGTACCTGTGGCAGCCCAAGCTGACGGACAACGGCATTGGCCTGACCTTGCTGGGCTTTGGCGTGGTTGAAGCCGAAGACATGCCTGCCAAGGCTGCCAACGCCCTGGGCATTGCTTTCGGCAACTTCAAGCGCGGCTACACCATCGTGGACCGCATGGGCATGCGCATGCTGCGTGACCCCTACTCCAACAAACCCTATGTGGGCTTCTACACCACCAAGCGTGTGGGCGGCATGTTGGTGAACAGCGAGGCCATCAAGGTCGTCAAGTTCGCCGCGGCCTGATTCACCTGGGGGCCGCTGATGTGGCCCCCAGCCTTCCACCCATCACATTGGTGACGACATGAAATCCATCATCGTGCTCAAGCCCTTCAAGTTCGCGCATGAAGGCATCCGCGTCGAGGAGTTCGCTCCCGACGAGGTTGACAAAAACAAGGTCATCGAAGTCAGCGATGAATGCGCTGAAGTGGCCTTGACTGAAAAGTGGGCCAAGCCCGCCAGGGAACCCAGGGAACGCAAGGAGCCTGAACAGGCCGCCCAGCAGCAGGCCCCAGAAACTGCCGCCCAAACCGAAGCCCCAGAAACCAAGGCTGAAGGCAATGGCGAAGTCGGCCAGGCCGACCAGCCCGAGTAAACCAACCAGATCAGAGCACCCACCATGAGCATCACCACCCTGGCAGCCGCCAAGCAGCACCTGCGCGTGATCGGTGCCGATGAGGACACTCTGATCCAGCGCCACATCGACGCCGCGGAGCTGGCCGCGGCCCAATGGCTTGGCGCCAATCTGTATGCCGATGCTGGCGCTTTGTCCACTGCGGTTGCAGCAGTTCCCGGGGCACTCACTGCGGCCACCACGGCATTTGATGCGGCAGTTTCTGCCGCTCAGGCCCTGGCGACCGAAGCAGAACAAATGATTGCGCTGGGGGCCGCGAATGCGGCCTACTCCAAGGCCTTGGAAGGCGCACGATTGACCCATTCGGGCATCGTGATCAACAGTCTGATCGAGGCGGCGATCCTGCTGATCGTGGGGGCGCTCTATGCCGACCGCGAGGCAGGCGACATTCCCCAGGCTGCCCGCAACCTGATGCAGCCGTTCAAGGTGTACGCATGAAGGCGGGCCAACTCGACAAGCTGGTGTCGATCCAGCAGCAGTCTTCAGTCCAAGACGATGCTGGCCAGCCGGTAAAAACCTGGAGTGAAGTGACTCAAGCGTGGGCTGATGTGAGGTCGATGAGTGGCCTGGCCACCATCAAGGCAGACGCTTACGTTTCAACCTTCAAGGCATCGGTTCGCATTCGCTACCGTGACGGCATCAAGCCCGGCATGCGGGTGGTCCACGGTGCCACGGTGTACGACATCAAGGCGGTACCGCCCGATTCCGGCCGACGTGAGTTTCTGGACCTGGTCTGCGAGGTGCGCGCATGAGCTTCACGATCAAGGTCGACATGCTGGGCATCGATCAGATGCTGGACCAGCTGGGCGACAAGGCAGAAGAGGCTGCGCGGCCTGCAGCACAAGCTGCCGCTCAGGTTTTTTACGACGAAGTGCAACGCAATGTGAGCCGCCTGGGGAGCAAGTCGGGCAACCTCAAGCGCTCGATCTACCAGGCTTTCAGCGACAGCAACTCTCGCCCAGGCCGAGCCACCTACCACGTGAGCTGGAACGAAAAGAAGGCGCCCCACGGGCATCTGCTGGAGTACGGCCACTTGCAGCGCTACGCCATCGGCATTGGCAAGGGTGGGAAGTGGTTCACCTTTGTGCGGCCTGAGGCCAAGGGCAAGCCAAAGCCTAAGCGCAAGGCGTCGCAGGCTGTCAAGGACGCCTACTACGTGCCGCGCAAGGGTGGTCCCAAGCAGATTCCCGCTCGGCCCTTTGTGCGCCCGGCGCTGGCTAAGTCTGAGGCTTCAATTGAGGCTGCCAAAGCGGTGCTGCTCAAACACATGGGGCTGTGATGACACTCGAAACACGCATGCAAGCTGCCCTTCTGGCGCTTTGCCCGAGAGTCTTCCCTGATGTTGCGGAGTTAGGCACGGAAGCCCCTTACGTGACCTGGCAGCAAACCGGCGGCCAGGCTCCGGTCTACCAAGAGGGCGCACTGCCCGACAAGCTCAATGCCCTGGTGCAGATCAACACCTGGGCAGACACACGCAAAGAAGCCAGCGGGCTGATGCGGACCATCGAGGCCGCTTTGGTCGCTGACACATCGCTGAACGCCACGCCTGTGGGCGCCCTGGTATCTGACGTCGACGACGACAGCGACCTGCGCGGCGCAATTCAAGAATTTTCCCTTTGGGTGCCCAGGACCTGAGCACCCACTCCATGCCCGATCGGGCGAACCGCAACAACCGGCCTTGAGCCGGTTTTTTCATTCCCGAAAGGAACCTCTCCATGTCTCAAGTGCCAACCGGTACCACGTTCTACGTGGGCTCTGCCTTCGCTGCAGTGCAGTCTGTGACTGCCGTTTCCAATGCTGCCGAAGCTGTCGTGACCTGCGCGGGCCACGGCTTCGCTGCTGGCGACATCGTCGAAATCACGAGCGGCTGGGGCCGCCTGAACCTGCGCTACTTCAAGGTCAAAAGCCCCACGACCAACAACTTCACCTTGGACGGTGAAGACACCACCTCCACCACGCTGTTCCCTGCTGGTGTGGGCATCGGCTCGGTGCGCAAGGTTTCGACCTTCACGCAGATCCAGCAGGTGCTGACCGCATCGAGCTCTGGCGGCGACCCCAAGACCGTGAACTTCAAGTACATCGAGTCAGATGTTGAGAACTCGATCAACGACGGTTTCAGCGCGACCAGCTACACGCTGGATCTGGACGCCGACTCGATTGGCACGACTGGCTACACCGCCCTGAAGACACTGACCAGCGTGCAGTCCAACACCGTGATGCGCATGATCACCCGCTCTGGCTCTCAGGTGCTGGTGCCTTGCACCGTGGCGCTGAACGAAGCCGTGAGCCTGGCTGACGGCCAGATCAACCGCGTGAAGTGCGCCTTCAACGGCAACAACCGCGGCACTCGCTACGCCTCCTGATCCCTGGCCCGGCCTGGGCCACCCCTGGCACCGACCTGGCCCTGTTCGCTCTTCGCGGGGCGGCAGGGCTGGGCGCGGGCTTGTCTCAATCGAATCACTCACCCCGCGAAGGTTGAACACACATGGCAAAGATCACCCTGGGCCAGCGGCCCAAGACTTTCAGCAAGACCGTCAGCTTCCCGATGCTGGACGGCACCACCGGCCAGATCACGGTCAAGTACCGCTACCGCACCCGCAAGGAGTACGGCTCGATGGTCGACCAGATGGTGGCCGAAGCCAACAAGGCCGCTGAGGCTGCAGGCAAAGCGCCTCAAGCCGAGTTCAGCATGGAGGCCCATTTGGGCCACACCAGCGAGCAGAACGCCGCCTACATCCTGGTGGCCGTTGAAAGCTGGGACCTTGACAAGGAACTGAGCGCCGACACCGCGCAAGAGTTGGCCGATGAGCTGCCGGCTGCAGCGCTTGCCATCATTGAATGCTATCGGGCTGCCATCACTGAAGGCCGCCTGGGAAACTGAGGGCGGCGGCGGCGGGCCTGTATGAGCGCCTGCCGACCGCTGAAGATCTGGCTGGGTCATGTTTCTCTGCTGAGGACTATGCCCTGCCCGATGTAGAGGTGTGGCCCGAAAACTGGCCAGCCTTTGAGCTCTTGGCTGACATGCGCACGCAGTGGCGAGTTGGCATGGCTGGCCCCACGGGCTTGGACTACCTGGCACTGTTTGCCCTGATGGACTTTCACGAGGTGCCGCGCGATGAGCGGCGCCAGATGCTGGACGACATCCAGACGATGGAGGCCGCTGCCCTGGTGCAGATGGCCGTGAAGTATTGAAGCGAGCACCCCATGACTGAATCGCGCAAAGTGCAGCTGGAAATCACTGCAGACGGCACCGGTGCCCGTGCTGGGTTTGACCAGGTCAAGCAAGGTGCGCGCGACATGGCCCAGGCCGTCACCCAAGCTGGTGAGCAGGCTTCCAAGGGCATCAACGGCATCGGCAATGGTGGCGACCAGGCCGCAGCCAAGGTCGACAAGGCCACCTCCAGCATCGTGGGCAGCGTCCAGCGTGCCACCGCTGCCCTGCAGGCTGGTGAGAAGGGTTCGGCCAAGTATTTCGAGGCCTTGGCAAACCAGCGCGGCATCAGCTCAGACGTTCTCAAGCCTTATCTTGAGCAGCTGCGCAAGGCCGAAGAAGCCCAGCGCGTGGCCTCAGGTGGCCTGCAGAACATGGGCATCTCTGCTGCCCAAACAGCGGCAGCTATGCGCAACGTGCCTGCACAGATCACCGACATCGTGGTGGGCTTGCAGGCTGGTCAGGCGCCCATGACCGTGCTGCTGCAGCAAGGTGGCCAGCTCAAGGACATGTTCGGGGGCGTTGCGCCTGCCGCTCGCGCCCTGGGCTCTGCCTTACTCAGCCTCGTCAACCCGGCCACCATTGCTGCCGCTGCGGTGGGTGCCGTGGCCATCGCCTACTTCAAGGGCGCCTCTGAGACATCCGAGTTCAACAAGCAGATTGCCCTGACGGGCAACATCACTGGCACGACCTCCGGCCAGCTGGGCGCCATGGCGGCCAACGTCTCCAAGGTGGTTGGCACCCAGGCGCAAGCCGCCGAAGTGCTGGCTCTGCTGGTTGGCACCGGCCGCGTGGCTGTGGGTTCCATGCAGGGTGCCACTGAGGCCATCATCGCCATGAGCAAGGCCTCTGGCATTGCCGTCGACCAGCTGGTGAAGGACTTTGCCGAGCTGGGCAAGGCCCCAACCGAGTCGATTTACACGCTCAACGAGCAGTACCACTTCCTCACGCAGTCGACCTATGCCCAGATCAAGGCGCTGGAGGACCAGGGGCGCAAGGAAGAAGCCGCCGCCCTGGCTCAAAAGACCTACGAGTCGGCACTGAAGGAGCGTGCCACTGGTGTGGTCAACAGTGCAGGGTTCATTGAGCGCGCATGGAAGAGCGCCGGCGAAGCTGCGTCTTATGCCTGGGATCAGATGTTGGCCGTGGGGCGCCCCAAGCTGCAGGACGAAATCCTGGCAAACGCCAAGACGCAACTGGAGAGCATGCGCAAGCTGCGCGAGTTCAACCAGTCGATCTTTGGCGCCCAGCAAAAGAGCCAGCCAGAGCAGAACCTTGAACTGGCCATTGTGCGCATGCAGGAAAAGTCCGTGCGTGAGCAGGGCGCCGCGGCAACCCAATCTGCCCGCCAGCGTGCACAAGATGCTGCCACCGATGCCACCAAGGCAATCGAAGAGCAGCGCAAGGCCTTGATGACAGGCGCAGCCAAGGTTGAAAAGGAGCTGACGACTTACCGTGACCGCATCGCCAAGATTCGGCTGGTGGACCCCAACAGCCCCCTGCTGGATCCCAAGCTGATCGCATCGGACGAGGCCGCCATCAAAGATAAAGGCGTCGACAAGGGCGCTCTGGCTGCCAGCCGTCGCGAAGCAAACGCCGCACAGACCCAGATCCAGAAGGCTCTGGCCCTGGTGGATGAGCTGGCCGCCAAGACCGATGGCATGGGCCTGTCGCCCAAGTACACCGAGCAGGTGGCCTTGCTGGCCAATGCTTACCACTCGGGCGCCATCTCGCTGGAGACCTACAACCAGGCGCAAGAGCAACTGCTCCAGCGACAGCCTTTCGCCATCGCTCGAGCCAAGGAACAAGCAGAGGCCGAACGCCAGTGGCAGACCGACCGCAAAAAGCGCTTTGATGAGATCGAGAACCAGTACGACCAAGAGGTCAAGGCTGCCGAGAACAGCGCAAAGTCTGTGCAGGATCGTGTGCAGCAGCTGGCCGACGAGGACCAGGCTCTGAGCCGCTCCAAGATGATGCACATCAGCCTGGCCGAAGCCATCGAAGATGTGCGCATCGCTCGGTTAACTGAGGCTCGTGCCGCGGCTGCCAGTGCTGGCAATCAGAAGGTGGTCGATGCGTTGAATGCTGAGATCGAGGCCCGTCGCCAGCTCAAGGTGTTGACGGTTGGCAAAGAGGCGAAAGCTGTCGCGGCTGACGCCGCCAAGCAAGCCGAACAGGACTGGAAGCGCAGCGCACAGATCATCGAGCAATCGCTGACCGACGCCCTGATGCGCGGCTTTGAGTCCGGCAAGGGCTTCATGCGCTCCCTGCGCGACAGTGCCGTCAACATGTTCAAGACCATGGTGCTGCGGCCTGTGATCTCTGCTGTGGTGAGCCCGCTGGCTGGTGGCGTGACGAGTGCCCTGGGCTTTGGCAGCGGTGCTTCTGGATCTATATCTGGAGCCGGTGGATCTGGTGGCCTGGGCGGCATTTTGAGCAGTGCCCAGTCGATCTACAGCCTTGCCACTGGTGGCCTTACATCCGGCATTGCCAGCGCCATTGGTAGCGCTGGCTCATTGTTCGGGTCCACAGCATTGAGCAGCTTTGCGACTGGCATGCAGGGTGCAAGCCTGGCGGCAGGCTTGGCAGGCCCAACAACGGCGGGCGCCACTGGTGCACTTGGGGCGGGGGCCTCCTTTGCTGCAGCCATCCCTTACCTTGCACCTCTTGCCATCATCGGCATGCTCGCGGCGAGCATGGGGGCATTTGATGGCGCCTCTTATCACTCTGGCTCAGCCATCGGCGTGAATGCGGACGGCAGCACAACCGGCCGCCTGGAGAACCAAGCGACCTTTGGCGACCAGCGCGTGTGGGGTGGGTTCACTGAGGTTGACAAGCGCGGCGGTGCTGCATTTGCTGACCCGCTGACCACCATTGGCACAACCATCGTCAACGGCCTGAACACGACGTTCAAGACGTTCGGCCTGGATCGCCGCGTTTCGGCTTACACGGCCTTTGGCGCCGACGGCAAAGACGCCAGCGAGGGCGTGCTGCGCATCCTGGGTAATGACGGCTTCGCGCTGGGCGACCGCAAGAAGTACAGCACCGATGCAAGCAAAGGCCTGCAGGAGTACCTTGCAGACGCTGGCCGTGTGGCCCGCGATGCGCTTGTGTCGGCTGACATTCCCGGCTGGGCTAAGTCCATCTTGACCGAGCTGGGCGCGGCGCCTGAGCTGCAGGCCGTGGCTCAGTCGGTGCAGAAGATCAATGAGGCGCAGGCCGCATTGGTGAGCCTGGGTGAGTCGATGGCCCAGATCAGCGGTTTGAGCGGCTCGACCGTCTCGGCCCTGGTGCAGGCCTTCGGCAGTGTGGATGGGTTGATCAGCTCCACCAAGAGCTACTTTGACCTGTACTACACCGACGCCGAAAAAGTGGCCGACAGCACGCGCCGGATGAGCAAGGCCCTGGCCGAGGTCAATCTGACGCTGCCCAAGAGCAAGGAAGAGTTGCGCTCGCTGGTGGAAGGCGTGGACCTGACAACCGACTCGGGCCGCAAGGCCTATGCCGTGCTGCTGCAAGTTGCACCTCAGTTCTCGAGCACTGCTGACGCTGTGCGCCAGATGACCACCGATGTGCAGTCGTCCTTCTTGGCGATGACACAAGGCATCGTCTCGGAGATCGATCGCATCAAAGGCCTGGCAGTGGAGCAATCCGCCGGCGGGGTGGCTGAGCTGCAGGCACGCTTTGCGGTGGCCACGGCTCAGGCTCGCTCGGGCGACACCACGGCCATCGATCAGCTGCCCAAGCTGTCGCAGGCGCTGCTCAAGGCTGCAGAGGCCACGGCTGCGTCGTCGCTGGACCTGCGCTCGATCCAGGCGCAGACCTTGGCGTCGTTGCAGGCCACGCTGAACTACCTGGGCGAAGAGGCTACGAAGAAGGCCGCCATTCCTGGCTTTGCCGCTGGGGGTGACTTTGGCGGTGGCTGGCGTGTGGTGGGTGAGCGTGGGCGCGAGCTGGAGGCCACGGGCGCGGCCCGGATCTTCAACTCTGACCAGACGGCGCGGATCTTGTCCGGTGGCCCATCTGACGGTGGCGCCACCTCTGCGGCTCTGGTTGCCATGCAGCAGACCCTGGCAGGCCTGCGTGATGACCAGCGCATCCAAGCGGCTCAGATTGCCCACAACACCGCCAAGGTGGCCCGCCTGCTGGAGGGTGTGACGCCGAACGGTAATTCCCTGTCTGTGACCACATCGTGACGTGACTCATGCAAATCATCAAACCCATCCAGATCACCGACGCCACGCTGGTGTCGTCCACCGTGCCTGAGTCGGAATACCCGGCTTGGGCGGGTGGTACGGCCTACGCTAAAGACGCCCGTGTGATCCACCTGCACCAGGTCTATCAGCGGGCGGTGGCGGGCACAACAGCCGCAGCGCCGCCTGCTGACCCGGCCAACTGGGTACTGGTGGGGCCCAGTAACCGCTGGGCGATGTTCGACGAGAGCGCGGGGTCGGTGACCAGCTCCGGCACCAGCCTGACAGTGGTGCTGCGGCCTGGCCTTGTGCGCGGCCTGGCACTGCTGGATGTCAGCGCTTCTCGCGTGGTCGTGACGATGATGAACGGGGCGACTGAGATCTATCGGCGCGAGATCAGCCTGAATACGGGCGTTGGTGTCATTGATGCCTACAGCTACTGCTTTGGCGAGATCGTGACCAAGCGCACCGTGTTGCTCACAGACCTGCTGCCCTACATCAACTCAACCATCACGATCACGCTCACCGGTGGTGATGGGGTCAGTGTGGGGGCCTGCGTGGTCGGCACTTTGGTGGACTTGGGTGGCACGCGCCAAGGCATGCAGCTCGGCATCCTAGATTACTCACTCAAACAGACCAACGGATTTGGTGTGACCACGCTTGTGGAACGCGCATATGCGCCCCGCATCAGCGTGCCAATTGCCGTCAAGCGTGCACTGGTCAGCCATGTGGCAAGAAAGCTGGCGGAGGTCCGCGCAACACCCGTGGTCTGGATCGGATCAGCGGTAGACGACGCCTCGCTGGTCTACGGCTATTACAAGGACTGGTCACTGGATATTCAGTACGACCAGGTGGCATTCGGCACCATCACCATTGAGGGCCTCGCATAATGATTCAACAACTCCCCGC